ATTTAGTGAAAAAGATAAAATTAGAAAAAATTATTTTTTAAATACTGAACAAATATTGACAGTTAGGCTTTTTATGAAATTTCAAAGTAAAAAGTATGATATTCAAGATAGAATTTTATGGGAATTATTTTTAGATAGTGCCTGTAGAATTACAGCGATTCAAAATTTAAAATTGGAGCAATTAAGGCTAGAAGAGGGATATTTTGAAGGAGTAAAAGAAAAAGAAGGTTATATAGTAAATGCATTTTTCTTTGAAAAATGTAAAATTCTTTTAAAGGAATGGATAAAATTTAGAGAAGATAATGGCATAGATAGTGAATGGATTTTTATAACAAAATACGGAAGTATTTACAAACAAATGAGTCAAGGGACAATAAGGAACAGAGTTAAAAAAATGGGTTTAATCTTAGATATTCAAGATCTATATCCGCATAGTCTTAGAAAGACTTCAATAAATTTAATAAACAATCTGGCAGGGCTAGGAGTTGCTAGTAGTTATGCAAATCACACAAGTAGCAATGTAACTAGTAAACACTATTTACAAAAAACTAATCCTATGGAAGTAAGAAATAATATTATTCAGCTTCGTAAAAAGCTAGGAATATTTTAGAAAGGAGCAATAAATGAGCAATGTAATAAACTTTTATAAAGGCATAGAATTAAAATATTCAGTATATTCCAACAGTTTAGAAGATGTTAAAAATAATCCACTTAATTATTTTCCTGAATATACTGATGATATGTTCATAACAGATAAGAATTTTCAATATCCAATAATCAAGAATAATGAACTAATGGAAATGACAAGAGAAGAAAGAATAGAACAAGGGATAGAAACTCAACTAGAACCTGGTGAATTTATAAAAAATAAAAAACTTGTTAAAGCCCCTCAGCCGAGTAAATACCATTTTTGGAATAAAGAGACTAATAAATGGGATTTAGACCTGGAAGGTCTAAAGCATATTACAAGAAGAAAATTTAGACAAGTTTTACTGAATAAAATTTATGCTGACTTTGATTATAATGGAAAAATCTTTCAGATGGGTGAAGCAGATGAAATCAATTTCTTAAGAGTAAAATCAGCAATAGATATAGCAACAACAAGTAATGATCCAAAAGCAATTATAGAAGCTGTTAAGTTTCTAAAAGTTGAAGTTCCAGAAGGGTTTGAAGAAAAAGTAAAAGCAATTATAAAAGATAAGACAACATTATCAGAAGTAATTCAAAATTTAAAAATAAATTGGAGATTAAAAGACAATTCAGTAGATTCCTTTACCTTTGGAGAAATTAATCATATATATCTATTATGGATATTAAGAGGAACAGCTGCACAAGAGGAGTATACAGCAATAGCAACAAAAACAATGGAAGCTAAATCTTTGGAAGAATTGGAATCTATTGAATGGAAATAAAAGGGGTGATGCAAATGTTTAGTTTGTCACAAGCAAGCCAAAAAATGATGATAGGAGTTCATCCTGATCTAGTGAGATTTATGGAAGAATTGATAGGATTAAGTCCTCATGATTTCAAAATAACTTGTGGAATGAGAACAGCAGAGGAGCAAAACAAACTATATCAATATGGTAGAACTATTCCAGGAGCATGGAGAACAAATTGTGATGGATATAAAGTTCAATCAAATCATCAAGAGAAGATTGATGGACTTGGTTATGCTATTGATATTGGTGTATTAGTTAAAGAAAAAACTAAAAAAATAGTGGTAGAAAATGGTAAAAAAGTGGAAAAAGAAGTGGAAATAACAGTTTACAAAGCAGGTTCAAAAGACTTTCATTATTATAAAGATATCTATGAAATTGCAAAGAAACATGGGTTAATAGATAAATATAATATTGAATGGGGTGGAGAATGGAAAAAAGTAGATGCTGTACATTTCCAAATCAGAGGAGCAGGAAAAATACCTTACAAGGTAGTTTATAATAAAAAATAGGAGGATTAGAAAATGATAAATCAAGTAATTACATATTTAAAAGGTTTTAGCCAAGAACAATGGCTATGGATAGCATTAGCAGGATTAATTTTAGGGTATATTATTTATAATAGAAAGCAATATGTTAATTTGTTTGATGCTGCAGTTATTGCCTCAGAGGAGAGCTTTAAACATGGCGACAATAAAAGAAAACTTAAGGCAGCATTAAAATTTGTTGAATATAGAACTGATAAATTACCATATCCAGTTAGAATTTTATTAAGAAAATTTTTCAGTAGAAAAACAATAGAAAGAGCAATAGAAAAAGCCTTGCAAAAGTTTTCTGATACATTTGGCACAGGAAAGCTCGACGATGAGGAAATTGCAAAGATCGTAGAGAAGAACTTCGACTTCCGTCCAGCAGCTATTATAAGAGATTTGGATCTAAGAAGACCTATCTACAGAAAGACTGCTGCATACGGACATTTCGGAAGAACAGATGTTGAACTACCTTGGGAAAAGCTAGACAAGGTAGATGCCCTGAAGGCAGAACTATAATTGAATTGACAACACGATTAAATTGACAGACTAGAAAGGTTCGATATATGGGTGTTTTACTCATATATCGAGCTATTTTATTTGCATTGAGAATTGTTTTTGATATAATATAAAGATAGCTCAAAATTGGCTTATCAAAAGGAGAATTTTACACATGGGAGTTAAGGTAGCTAAGTTCGGTGGCTCTTCTGTTGCCGACAAATTTCAGATTGAAAAATTAAAGGAAATCATTACAGCAGACAAGGACAGAAGATATATCATCGTCTCAGCGCCTGGTAAGCGTTTTGATACAGATACAAAGATGACGGATATTCTATATCTTTGCCATACGCACAGAGAGCATAACTTCCCGTACAACCAGCTACTTCAGGTTGTAGAGGATAGGTTTACTGCTACTGCTGCAAACCTAGATACAAAGGTTAATATCGCTAAGGAGTTTGATATCATCAGAGAGAACCTAGAGAAGGGCTGCACACCTGACTATATTGCAAGCCGAGGTGAGTATTTGAGCGCTATGCTAACAGCTGACTTCCTAGGATACGACTTTGTCGATACGCAGGAGCTCATTTTGTTTTCTGATAACGGCAAGATGCTTGAAGAGGAGACGAATAAGGCTATCAAGGAATGCTTAGAAAAGCACGAATATGCAGTTCTTCCTGGCTTCTATGGCTCATATAAGTCGTCGGGCAATGTTAAGACCTTCTCAAGAGGTGGCTCAGATATCACTGGTGCTGTAGTTGCTAGAGCTATAGGCGCAGAGGTATATGAGAACTGGACAGATGTTTCAGGCTTTTTGATGGCTGATCCGCATATTGTGGATAACCCAAGAAGAATAGATAAGATTTCATATAAGGAACTTAGAGAACTTTCATACATGGGGGCTTCAGTTCTTCATGAAGATGCTATCTACCCGGTTAGAGTTGCAAATATTCCAATCAACATCAGAAATACAAATCTTCCACAGGACCCAGGCACAATGATTACTGCTGAGCCTGAGTATACGGGAGATGGAGATGTAATTACAGGTATTGCTGGTAAGAAGGACTTCACAGTTATTGCGCTATACAAGCACATGATGAGCACAGAGCGTGGCTTTGTTAGAAGAATCCTTGCTATCCTTGAGGACTTTGATTGCAGCTTTGAGCACATTCCAAGCGGAATAGATACAGTATCTGTAGTAATTTCTAATAGCTCCATTAAAGGCAGACTAGATGATATGGTAGATGCTTTCAGAAAGCAGCTTGAACCAGATGGAATAGAGTGCTTTGAGGATATGGCGCTGATTGCTACTGTAGGTCATGGAATGAACAGACGTAAGGGTGTGTCGGCTAAGCTATTTGGTGCGCTTGCTGATGCAAATGTAAACCTGAGGATGATAGAGCAGGGATCAAGTGAAATCAATATCATCGTCGGAGTAGAGAATAAAGATTTTGAAACTGCTATCAGAGCGATTTACAACGCTTTTGCATAGCTAGTGGAGGGAATTAAGTTTAGATGAATATAGCGATTATAGGCGTAGGAAAATTAGGCATCAAAGTATGCGAGGCACTAGTTGGTGGAGATTATTCAATAACAATTGTCGACACAAATGACGCGCTGCTCGATAGACTTTCTCAGCAGTTTGATGTTATGACTGTAAATGAGGATGCCAGAGACATTAACGTACTAAAAGAGATAGGAATAAACAAGTTCCAGTATGTGCTTGTTGCGACGGGAAGAGATGAGACAAACCTTGTTATCGGCGGCTTTGCTAAGAAGCTAGGATGCCACAGGGTCATAGTCAGAGTTAGAGACCCAGAGTATATGAAGCACTTCGAATTCATCAGAACATCAATGGGTATCGACTATATCGTTAACCCTGATTTTGCTATTACTATGGAGATATACAAATACCTCTCAGAAAAATATACGCTAAACAACGGAGTTTTTACAAGCGGTCGAATTGCTCTTATCGAGTTTAAGGCTAAGCGCAAGAAAGAACTCATCGGCCTTAAGATGCCTGAGGTTAGAAGGCTTATGCCAGATATGCTTATTGCAGCTATATCAAGAAATGGTAAGGTTATCATACCTCATGGTAACGACGAAATCCGCGAGGACGATGCTATTTATGTTGTCGGCGAAAAGAATGAGATCATGGAGCTTAACAAAAAGGTCCATGTAAAGGGTAAGTATACAGATCTTCAGAAGGTAATGATTATCGGTGGAGGAAAGACTGGTTACTATCTAGCTCAGAGGCTTGCAGATTTTGGAGCTTCGGTTAAGCTCGTGGAGCAGAGCAAAGAAAGATGTCAGTACCTTTCAACAAGAATACCAAATGTCATGATTCTTCACGGCGATGGAACTGATATGGATATGCTTGAGGAGGAGAACATCGATGAGATGGATGCCTTTGTCACAGCAACTGGATATGACGAACAAAACCTACTTCTTGCACTAACTGCAAAGCAGAAGGGCATAGAAGATGTAATTTCCAAGATCAGTAGAGAAAGCTATTCTGGACTTATTGAGGAGATGGGTGTTGACATGGTGCTTAACCCACTCGATATCACAGCTGCATATATCTTCAGTATTATCCAGGGTGAGAAGAGAGTAATTTCATCCATGCTCGTTCAGGGTCAGGCTGAGATTATTGAGGTTGTAGCAACTCCAGGAATGAAGATGGTCGGAGATACTCTTCAGAACCTAAACCTTCCTAAGGGAGTTCTCATAGCTTCTATATATCGTCAGGGAGAGGTTATCATACCTGATGGAAATGCTAGAATCAAGGATGGGGATAGAGTGATTATGTTCTCGCTACTATCTGACATCGCAGATCTAGAGAAACTTATGAAGATTAGATAGTGGAGTGTTAGATGTCATCTAAGAAACACAGTGCTTTACTGAGAATGATGGGGGCGCTATTTGCAGTGCTCGGTATTTCCTTTATACCGACTGTAATAATAGCCCTTATATATGGTGAATATTTTGAGGGGCTTTGCTTTGGCTGCACAATGGCAGCGTGCGGCATAGTAGGGCTTATTTTGATGAAATTTTTCAATCCAAGTGATCTTAAACTTAAGCAGAGGGATGGCTTTTTAATAGTTAGTTTGATTTGG